CTGGACAAGTAAAACCGAAACCTTTTTTGAAACCCGCAGCGGAAGAAGTAAAAGATAAATTCGTTAATGATTTATCAAATGCTATAAATCCAAAGAAATAATGGAGGAATGAATAATGGTATTAATAAAAAGCGTTCCTCTTGTGGATTATCAAAAATCAATATTTAAATTATTAAAAGAGAATCAAACTATACCAGTATATGGTAAAACTCCTTTAAAGGCAGAATTACCCTGTATTACATTTGGAAGTATCTTAGCGAAACCGACAGATACAAAAACGAGTGTAATGTGGGAAGTTACCATAGAAATAAATGTTTGGGGAGATAAAAACGGAAAAGCTGAAGTAAATAGTATTATTAATGATATTACTACTGTACTTTCAGCAAATGAAATACTTGTAGATAAGTATGAAACTATTAATACAGAAATAGATTCTGTACAAGTATATGAAACTACAGACAACGGATATTTTGGTACTTTATCTCTTTCGACTCTTTTACAACAAATTAGTCTTGTATAATAAGCGAATAATTATACAAGTTTATATAGATACGATTATATAGATTTTTAAAAAATATGAGGTGAAAATAAAATGGCTTTAACTCCTGAACAGATTGCCAATTTGCCAACGTCTCCCAATACGGAGATCGCAACAGCTGGCAAAAAAGTATTACTTTATGTAGCCCAGGCAGCTGATGACTTCGTTGTCGTTGGTGGTCAGAGAAATGTTCCGCTTTCTATGAGTGCTGAATCTCTTGATGGTTCTCATAAAGCATCCGGCGATTGGACGACTGCTATTCCAGGCATGAAATCTTGGTCTATCTCTTACGATGGCTTAGAAATTTATTCTGATGTCGGCGTACAGATTCTTGAACATGCTTTCTTGAATGATAAAGAAGTTAATGTAAAGATTGTTTATGCTGATAAATCTTATCGTACTGGTTGGTGCTTTGTAACTGAATTCAGCGATGATAACTCTCATACAGATGTAAATACTCTTTCTATTACTTTAACCGGTAATGGTGAAATTTCTGAAAGAGTAGAAGCAAATGATACGCCGACTCCTTGATGAAATCGCATAAATATACGAAGAGAGCTAGCTTTAAATTGCTAGCCTTTTTTCTATTTTTAATGTAGAAATAAAATAATTTGAAAGGAAAGTGAATTTTAATGAAAGAAACAATTACTTTTACCGTGGGTGAAAAAGAATATGAGATGGGATACGATATTAAGTCATTAATGAGATTTGAGCAATTGTCCGGAAGAACATTATATAGTTTGTTTACAGGTGGGAGTCAACAATCTATTCTCAATAGTTTTTCTCTGGAAATTACTGTAGCTGGATTATCTAGTGGATTAGATTTATCCTTGGAAGATACATATGATTTTATTGATTATGCTATTGAAAACGGATTGTTAATCGATGACTTAAATGGATATATTATGCAGGCAATGCTTAAAGCAAACGGTTTTTTAAAGAGAAAAGAGAAAGAGGAAGTGAAAACAGAAAAACCGAAAGTATCCAAGAAGAAAAAATAAATTCATTTTCTGAATGGGTTGATATTGTAGAACCTCAATGTATTCAAATTGGAATTTCAATAAGAGAATTTGAACATCTTCAACCGCATGAGATACGTACTATTTTTAATGCGTATAAGAAGAGAGAACAACTGGAAGATTATAAAAAATCTTATTTTCTTTCGTGGCTAGTAAATCTACAAGTTGCAAAAGGGAAGAAAATATCTCCAGATGATATATTTAATCCGCTTCATCCAGAAGTAAAAGAAGAAAGAGCAAATAAAGCTAGAGAGAATGCAATATCAGATCATGACGACATTTTAAATACATTTAAAGAGGAATTATTAAATGATAAGTACTTAAATGAAAATATAAGAAAAGAATTATTAAAGAAAAGATGACTTCTACAAAAGTTGTCTTTTTTTATTTTTAAAGTAGAATAGTTTTATATCGAAAATTCCTACCATGGAGGAAATTACTTATGAGTTTGAAAGAAATAAATGTAAAAATTTCAGCTGATAGTTCCAACTTTAGAAAAGGAGTATCTGAAGCTGAACAAGCGTTACAAAGCGCATTTAAAAAAGATTATTTATCGGATTTAAATAAACAATTAATGTCTACTAGTGAAACCATTTCTGGATTAATTGGAAAAGCCCAAGCATTTACAGCAGTATTAGCAGGCGGATTTGGTTTCGTTGCATTAGTAAAAGGAACTACTGAATCCGCAGCAGCTACTAAAAAATTGGCAGATTCTTATGGAATGACTATTAAAGAGGCTGCTCATTTTAAAACTGTTATAGGTATGACCGGAGGTGAAGTAGAAGGTACAATAAAGCAATTAGCAAAATTACAATATAATGTCGATTCTATGTCTAAATCGACAGAAGGCACTAGACAGATGCTTGATCTTCTCGGGGTATCATTTAGAGATGCTGATGGGAATTTATTACCATATGAAGAAAGATTAGCGAATTTAGCTGCTGGATATAAAAAAGCGAAAGAAGCTGGCGAAGGCGAATCGTTCATTCTGGAAACACTCGGGCAAAAAGGCGCAGCTCTTATTCCAGTTCTTGAAAAGCTTGAAGAAAAAAGAAACATATTGGCAGAAAGAAAAAGCGTTGGATTAGATATTGAACGAGCTGCTGAATTAAATAAAAGAATAGAACTATTAGAATTACAAACTGGTCAAATAAAAACAGCTTTTGGAGAAGTATTTATTCCTTTAGCTGAACAAATTGTTCCAAAAGTAATTAATGAATTACAATATTTAGCTGAAGTATATAAAGAAAATAAAGAAAGAATATTCGAAGTAACTGAAGCAATAACAAAAATGATTGCAGCTTATGCAGCATTTAAAGCAGCAAGAGCAGTACAAGGTGCATTGAATGGTGCAGTATCTTCAGCTAGTCAAATGCTTGGATTATCAAAATCTGCTACTCAATTAGCTGAAGAAGAAGCAATTAAACAACAACAATTAGCGTCAGACCAAAGATTTATTGCTCAACGTGAAAAGTTATTACAAGAATCTGCTAATCGACAGATGAGAATTGAATATAATAAGTTGCAAAAAGAACTCCAAGATGGAAAAATCACGGAAGCAGAATTTGCAAAATTATATGCACAACGTACAACAAAGATACAGCAAGAATGTGTTAGACAACAGCAGATTGTAAGAGAGACTCTCCAGCAAGAAATTAATTTAGCAAGAAATGCTGCTACACAAGTTGCTCAGTCGGAACAGCAGAAAGCAAATGCAGCGAAACAAGCATCTACACAAATTCAAGCAGCTAATGGAACTGCCGCACAATCAGCACAAAGAATTGTACAAGCAAATGTTGTAGCTGGAAATTCTGCTCAAACAATGGCAAATAGAATGACAACTGCAGTTGGAAATGCAGGTAAATTTATTGGTGGTAATTTCTTGCCAATAATTGCATTAATTGGTACTACTTGGTTAATGTCTGGAACTGATGCTTCAACAGCAACTGGACAAATGAGTGATGGTTGTCTTAATGCAATTAAACCTGTTGACTTATTAACTGGTGCAGTAATGGCTTTAGCTACTGGATGGTGGCAAGCTGCATTAGCATTTGCGGCTTTTGCAGGAGTAAAATATTCGTACGATAGAGAAAAATTTAAACAAGGCCATACACTGGAAATGAACGGCAAGAAGTATATAAAGCAAGATGCTGACGGTCCATGGAAAGAAGTCATTCCTAAAGAAGTTAAAGTTAAGACGAATGGTAGTGACCAGGGGACAAATTATGGTACTACAGTTACTAACGAAGAATACAAAGCAGTTTCGATGGATAGAAATGCAGAGTTAGATTCTCTCTATCGCTCAAAAAATCCAAATTCATTGGAAGCTTTAAAACTTGACAGAGACCGCACTGAAGCAGCAGTGAGAAAACAACAAGAGGACGCATTAAATCAGAAGAATAAACTTGGTGATGATATTAGAGCAATTGTAGGAGCAGCTGGAAATGCTGCTGGAGGTGGCGGTGGAAATTCCAAAGCGATTTCTGATGCGAATAAGATTCTCACTGAAAAAATTAAAATAACTGTTACAGATGATATAGCAAAGATAATTGAACAATACGATCCTTTGACGAATATAAAACTCCAATGGACTACTTGGGAACATGGTTTTACAGATAGAACAGTTCATACAAGCAATTTAAGACAACAGTGTGATTCTTGGAC